TACAGTTGCTGTTACTTTTGTTTTACTATGACCAGCAAGCATGTCACGAAGATCTCTAAGAAAATTAATGGCCTTACGAGCACCATTCACCCCACCATCGAGGAGTAAATCATCTAAAGATGCTCCATATGAGTATTTTTATCTTCTTTGAGATAACTTTTTAATGTCAACATACAGAGCGCTCCTTTCTTTTCTTAAACATACATTATCCTTAGATTATATTTTTTTGAATAACTATTCTTGTTTCTAGTAATAGTCCTTAATGATGAATATGGTATATCATAATCATTGCACACATCTTTTAAACATTCATATTCAGTTAAAGTATCATTAAATTCTACAATAACTTTTTTAGCAGTTGGGTTATTAGAACCAGACTTATCATAAGTCCACTTACTGGTTCTTTCTTTTCTTTGTTCTTGTGTTAGAGAATCCCAATGGGCTTTTACCATTTTAGAAGTAGACTTACCATACATTGGATTTTTATCTCCACTTCTATCACGCTCTTTAACATACTTATTACGTTCTTTTCTTTCCTCTGCGGTCATTGAATCCCAGTATCGTTTAACTGTATCTGGATTTCCACCATAACCACCTTCTGATAGATTATAAAACTCGTCAGAATTAACTGCATCGTAGTGGTTTATCCACCTTTTTTCAGCCAATGATAATTCTTCAATTGAATTACATTCCTCAAGAATTATTCTTTCAAAATTATCTTTACCATACTTATTAAGTGCGGCTTTTATTAGTTTACCAGAACCCATATATGAGTCATCATTTCTGGTGCAATAACCGACATATTTCTTATTATTAATTTTATTTGTAGTTAAATATATGAACATTTTATTCTCCATATATTATTTATACAAATTAAATCTTCAACATGTTCTATATTACTTAAGCATACATGTCTATACCAGAATGGTTTGGTTCCATATCATTTGCTTTACAATGTAGTTTCCATTGATCAGCATGGTTCTTTTTAATTTGACCTAAATGGTGGTCGTAACGATCTCTTAACTCTTCTGCTCTTTTAGTACCAGCATGGCCACCATAAGATTTATGGGTAGAGATTGACTTAGCAGTCTTGTGTAGTTTACCAAGATGATACTGAAATGAATCTTTAGATTCTGTTATAAATTCTTTAAATGTTTCCATTAATAATCTTCTCCATGTTTCTTAACATAGTGTTCTGTTGCTTTAGTTAAAGCTTCGTGCTTAATTGCAAGTAACATATCTTCAGATTCTTTTTTACCATTAACCCTAGTCTTAGATACATCAGGGAGTTTATTGATATGGCCTTCAATCTTATCTTCGTGGTCCATCATAACACGATACTTACGTGGTGAGTTAGTAACTTGATCACTATATCTACGTTTAGTTACACCATGTTTGATATAAGCATTAGTTAGTCTTTCAACACCAGCTTTATGTACACCTTCTTTGGTAGAAAGATCATGTGCTTCTACAATGAATTCATTAAATGTTTTCATTCTGGATGCCTTTCGTTATAGTGATCATTTAGTTTCCAATGATACTCTAATTGCTTTCTATCGTTATCGCCAACATGATCTTTAACCGCTTTGTTTAATCTGCGAAAAGACATTGTTTGTCTTCTCTTTTGCACTCCACTATCATGCCCTGATTGTGAATTATCTTTTTCTACATTCTTATGTTTGATATGTAGATCCCAAATATGCTGAGGAACATCATGTGGTGCTGATTCTTTAGCTTCTACAATGAATTCGTTAAATGTTTTCATTTGACTGTCCTTACACTACCATCATGGTTAGCGAAGAATGCTTCAAACTTAACCATTGGGAATTCTGTTTTTAATTTTAGGAATGCTTTTAAGTTAGTCATACTGTCGTCAAACAATCTAACCCGTTTAAATCTCTTAGTATTTATATAGTTACGGATAATGATAACTTTCTTGAAGGCTACATCATGTACATCATTAATCTTACCTGCACGTTCTACACGAACTTTATCGATATCAAAACCGTGTTTACGGAATGTGTTTAGGAAAAGTTCTTTATTATCGAAGTCATTACGAGCAGTAACAATAATCACTCTACTGTTTGGATTCTTTTCTGAGTTCTTAAGAATGATCTTAGCTTTGTCAAGCATCTTACCGATTGGTTTAGATTCTGCATTAAACTTGGCGGCGTCTCTGAATTGGTCATAATCAAAAGATTCGCCATCACCTAGTTTATAGGTATTGAACTCGTGATTAGTTAGACTCTTAACTTTCTTGCCGTTTTTGATTACACCAATCTGAGCAGTGGTATGGAATAGAGTATCATCTATGTCGAATATAGTTAGACCACCATCTTGATATTCTTGTTCTTCTTTTAGGTATTCTGAAAATTTCTTCATATTGTTATTATACTACAGTTCCTAATTAATGTACACAGTTATTTTACATCAATAATATTAGCAGAATTTGGTACTTTATCTGTAACTACTATTCGACCCGCAGAATCGCCTTTTGACGGCGATTTACCGTATATCTTTGGAGTACCTGAACCATCTTTAGCATTAGGATCAAACCGCTGATCTTCTCTTCTTGCTCTTAATCTAAAATACAATTCATGTGTTCTAGAATATACATCAACCGGTATAAATTTTCCATTTGTAAATGTTAAAATTTTACCTTTGGGATCATATCTAGAGGCAGGGTCCATAGATCCAATGTACATATAATCTATTGGTCCACCGATAGCAACATTACCTTTAATGATTTTTAGTTTATGAGAAGCATTAATCTTACCATAAACATCTGGAACCTTGTCACCAGCATTCAATTTAATTTTTAAGCAATAATTAAAGGCGGCCTTCATAAAGGTTTTTGCTATGCCAGGCACAATTTGTTCTAACCCACTTAATCCACCTCCTGCCAAAGACGGAGCAGATTCACCTTTTAATGATATATTAATAGTTGTTTTATTTTTTAAAAATAATTGCACATCAGTATACGGTTCTGATCCACCAACTTGACGTCCAGTATATTTTTCTGCCTTAATAACATTATTAATTTTAGTACTGCCAGTCAATATAGTTATAGGACTGTCAATCTTAGCATGCGCATTGATTGCATTAATTACTGCATTTTCTTGCCTTTCTGCGCTAGTTCCGGCCATAATATTTCCAAATATTTAATTGATTTTATATTTATAAAAGAAAAAGGCTACCGAAGTAGCCTTGTTTTAGAACTTAAATCCCTCGTAAGCTTCCGCTTTCATTCCCTTACCAAAAGATCCCTTATCAAATGCAGGACCATCGTCCTTGTCCTGTCCCGAATCTGATAAACCAGTTTGAGCAGATTCTTCTACATCATATAGTTTCATCTTAGATCGATCAATACCAAGTACAAATCGTTTATAATAAGATGGATCATTATAACGATTCTTAAGTTGTTTAATCATTACTTGATTCAACTCATCCAACTCTTCAGTACGAATCAAAGCAAACATAAGATCTGCTGTTGCAGGAAGACCGAACGATTCGGAAGTATCAGTAAGTTCTACATCAGAACTATTGAAACCGGAACGTGTAACTTGGGTTGCTGTCATGATAGGTACGTTATATTCTACACCAAGACCACGAAGCTCTTCAGCAATGGACTTAATAAGAGTATATGAGTTAGCATTCGATCCAGCTTTAATCCTTGCTGATGCACAGATATTCAAGTAATCGATAATAACCAATTCAGGTTTAAATTCACGTTTCATCTTAAGCTCTTCAAGTAGAGCTCGGAAATGTCCTGAGTGTGCACCCGCGGTTGGATACTCTTTGATGATTAGCTTACCTTGAGTCTTACTAGATATCTTGGACATACGGTTATCAAAGGTTTTCTTATCGACCACCTTTAATTCCTGCATGGATAGATTTAAAAGATTAGCATCGATACGTTCTGCAATTCTTTCTTCTGCCATCTCCATCGTAATATACAATACATTACGACCTTGAAGTAGAGTAGATGCCGCGAGATGCCCCATGAATAATGTTTTACCAGCACCAGTACCTGCAAGTACAACATTAAGACTTTTCTTGGATAGACCACCCGCAGTAATCTTATCCATTAGATCAAGACCAAAGGATAACTTTTCTTCTACTCGGTGGTAGAAATCAAAACGGCTGTCAGCATCGTTAATGTAATCATGGCCAACGTGGTTATCAAAACTAACGGCCAAAGCATCAGATAGAATATTCGGGATTGCTTCTTGTGTATGCTGATCATCTTTGCCGTCAATAATTTTAATTGAGTCAAGAATTGCATTGTATACTGCTCTGTCCTTACAAAATTTCTCTGTGTTACTTAGTAACCATTCCTCATTAACGGCATCAGTCGTAAGACTAGCAACTCCGTCTTTGAGGTTCTTTAACTCCGTTTCAGATATGTCAGTACGATTACTAACTTCAATTAGTAATACGTCTTTGGTTACCGGTTTATTAAACTTACTGAAGAACTTTAGTATCTCCTGAGATAGGATCCTATCAGTTCTATCAGCAAAGTATGATGGGTTTATGAATGGCGCAACTTTTCTACAGTAATCCTCATTCGCTATCAGATTCGATAATATTTGTTTCTCGATTGTCATCCGTTCCGCCTGTATATACTAAATTATTTTCTTTGACACCACGATCTAATAGTTGCATAATAAAATCACCCATTAGTCTATCAAGATCATTCTTCTGATACTCGTTTGTATGCTCTACTACGTCATACTCATAATGAAGTGTTGCACCATCACCGTCATCAGTGAATGAAACTTTACCTAATGTAAATATTATATCATCAAAGCTAGTATTTGTAAACTTTAATTTCACTTGTCCAGTAGGTAAAGTACCGACTTCTTCAAACTCAATCATCTACTAACTCCTCGATAGCGTCAAGTTCTTCAGAGATGTCTTCATCTTTAATAATAGAACCATTTGCGATTTGATAATTGGTTTGTACCCAATCTTGGAATGTTTTATCAGTTAAAACTGGTAACCAAAACTCTTTAGAATCGGTATCTTTAATACGATATTTCTTTTCTTCGATTTCACCAGTTACGGTA